ACCTGATGGTGCAGGAGGAGGAGGAACATATGTAGCAGTTTGTGTTGTATACTGGTAAACATATTTGGAAGTAATGTTAATCTGAGCACCAACATAATAGTTGGCAACACTAGAAGAATTGGAATCCAATTTCAGTTTTGTTACACCTGTAAACCATGCACCACCCATCGGCATTACTACCTCTTGTGCAACGGCATCATAATTTAGATTTGGTGGATTAGTTGTTGTGAATGTTTGATTACCACTTGCATCCGTAACAACTAAAGCAAAGCCTGCTGGGCCACCTGTATTAGTTGCAGACCAACTTACAGTATGGTTACCTGCTGTCATAACTTGTGTTGTTGAATATGTTGTTGAGAATCCAGAAACAGTTAATATTGCACTACTATCTAAACTAACAGTAGCAGAATCATCACACGAACTTGTAAATGTATATGTGCCGGCTGTTGGGAAGTTTACAACAAACGATGCGGCATATGATGCACTTTGAGATAAATCACCCCAAACACCATATTGATTTAAGAAAGAACACCAATCATTTGGATCCTGAACTTTATAAATCTGAGCAGCAGAACCACCACCTACTGGTGTGTAACTACCACCTACACCAGAAACCAAACCAGCGGTACGAAGAGCTGAAATGCCGGCATTGATTGTTCCACTTGCTGGTGAAGAGATGTAATTACCATCAGAGTTAAACAAAGCACTCTCTAATACATTTGTTGTTGTGTAACTTGGTGCACCATTTAATCCAGCAATATACAAACGAACATTTGAAGTTCCTGGATAATTATAAACAGAAACCACACGAGCCGTTGGATAGAATTGGCCTGAACTTGGTAAATAGAATCCAACAATATCATTTGCATTGAATGTTCCACTTACAGAACTCAATTCAATTGTATTTGGAGATACAATGTATTGGTCGATATTTTGACCATCAAACCAAGTAGATACTGGTGAATTAACCAATAGACCTTTTACTTTAAATATTAATTGTTGTGGTCTAATGTAAGGCAATATGGAAATGTTTGTTAAGTATCCGTTGTTCTGTCCAAAAATGGACGAAACAGGACTGTAACCCATTGTAGTATTTACATTTTGTAAATTTAATTGACTTGCATATGTTGTAGTAGTTGTTTCAGTCTGACCAACATTATTACCAAATACTCCATTAAACGCACCGTGGTTTACCGTAGAAGTTGATGATGATGTTGATGAACTTGTTGTTGTACCCGGAATAGTTGCAAAGTCACCTGAATTGGTAATATTGACACCATTAGTTTGTTGATAAACTTGAATGTTAGGATCAGCAATTAATACAGCTGGAGATTGTGCATTATCCACCCAATTGTCCATTGGGGGATTTAACTGTGCAACACCTTGATAAACAGCAACAGAAAATGGATTCAAACTAACAACAGAAGTTGCTAATGGTTGAACAATAGTATCTGTTTTTGTATAGGGTAATGTAAATACGTTTGTGTGTGTACCATTGATGCTTGATATTGCAAAAGTATTTGTTTGTGTTAATGTTCCAAGTGAATTCATTACGATTGGATTTTGTAACTGGAAGTTATCTACCAATGTAATAGGACTCAATTGTTTGGTTCTTAAATTGATATTAGCTGCATAGTCTTGATTAGAAGTATCAGCAGTTGCAATAGAAGAAAAGTCATCTACAAGAATACCATTTTTGAAACGATTCAAACCATTGACATCGGATACTTGTAGGCCTTGTGCATTTTGTTCTAACAAACTTAATGATGTATAGTATTCGATATTATTTACACGGGATTGTAAATCAGTAATATCAGATTTAGCCCAACGCTTATGTAAAATTTTATTAATTGATAAGTTTGTTGTTACTCCAGAAGATTCTCCTGGAATATATGATGTATATGGATCCAAAGAAATATTGGCAATAACCAAAGATCCATCTGGTTCAACAGGTAACGATGGTGTTACTGCTGGAGTTCCTTGTATGATTAAGAAACTCTTATCTTTTGTTAATACTAATTTATCTTTTCTAGCCAAATAATATGAATAGTTACTAACATATTCTGAGAGATTGGATGGAATTAAAATACCTGTATCATCTACTGATGGATTACCTGTATATTCAAATGCATATGTAATAGCCGCATTTTTTCTTGATGGTCTAAAGTCAATACTATCGGACAATCTATATTGTGTACCATGCTTACTTGTATATGTTGGAATTTCAGCATAAGTTTCACCAGCATAAGATTCAATACTGAAATATCCATCACCACCTGTAGGTGCATAGTAATCAAACACAACTAAAATATTTCCTTTAGGTGTTGGTGCACCAGGTAATAATGTAAGAGCTGCATGGTCATAGAAGTTATCTCGTTGACCATTATCTAATGCAAACAAATTGGTAACATCATAAGTTGAACTGGTTAACATGGCATCTGTTGCTGCTGTGCCTGGTGCTGTAGTATCAATAATCTTTTTAATTTTCTTAACATCAGAAACATAAAGTGATATTTTTCCACTCTTTGTTGCAACATTTTTTACATATACTTGACCTTTTGTCAAATCGATATATGTGTTTGATGCAATAATTCCATCTGGACCTGAGATACTTGCACTTGTTGTATTACCTGTTACTAATGTTTTGGTTTTCAAAACAATGCTGGTTGAATCCCCATTAGGTACAGACATATTGGTAATAATATCAACTGTCTTACCTGAGTAAGTTGCAGAAGTAAATGTTACAGAATCATGGCCTGCTGATACTACAACATTATTACCTGATGTTGAAAAATCTAAAATTTGTTTAGTTGAATGGTCAACAACAGTAAAGTTTTGTTTAACTGCATCTCCAGATAATGCTCCTGTTCCCAAGAATCTTAATGGATTTCCTGATGCAATAGAAAGTGTAATTGTCGGAGTTCCACCTACATTAGTAAATGCCTTACTACGAAATACTTTACTGGAAATATAAGAAGAATCTATTACAGAAGCCACATAAGGATAACCAAGAGTAAACAACATTTCTGGGGCACCTGGATTTTCAAAAATGGTATCACCTGTTGCAATACCACTAACTTTACCTGAGCTATTGATATTTGATTTAGCGGTCAATGTATAACCAGCATCAGCTTTAACAATTGATTCTATGTCTTTTGTGTTAAACAATAAAGAGAATGTTGAAGTTCCATCAGGTGTTACTGTAAATGCAGAATCAACCGTTGCGGTTTTGGTTGTACCATTATAAGCTGTAATTTTTCTAATATCACCAGCATTTGTACCACCAGTAATGGAAATAACAACACCAATGTATGCATCATTTACTTGTGAGAACTTGTTGGTGGAATCTACAAATGTAATTGTTGTTGGGGCTGCTGTTGAAGTAGTACCACTTAATGTTGCAATATTGATATCTGAAACATAAGACTTAAACACATATGAACTTGTGTTAGTATCGGATGTATTGGTAACATAAGACAGATTGCGGATGTAACCAGAACCAATCAATGTAGAAGTATATGTTGTTATATTTGTCGAATCAATATCTTGGTGTGCCACAGAATGGAAATCAATTGATGGCATTGTAGTAACATCAAATGTTCCATAAACCGAATCCACAATAAAATATGAACCATAATCAACAAACAAAGCATTATTGTTTATAGTATCAACTGTGCGAGCTCTATCACTTACCAAAGTTAAATCGGATTGATTTTCAATTCTATAACCATGAACATATGCAACACCTTTGCCTACTTTTAAATCATACTTGGCTGCATATGAGGTATTGGCTGAAGGTGTTAATTTGAAATCGTCTACAACATAGTCACCATTGGTTTCATAATCACGCTTGGCAAAGTAATCATCGATGACGGAGTATACAGTACCATCTACTTGTTTGACGATACCACCATTTTCAATTCTTAACAACTCAATAAATTGGTCATCATTACCCAATGCTAAAGGTAAGGTTGTGAGTGTTAAGTTGATTTGATATCGGTCTGCACCTGGTGCTTGATAATTGGATGCACCGAGAGCTGGATCCAATAATGAAACATCACCAATATAATCGACAATAGTTTCGGTGATTGATAAACCCACACGGTATGATGGTGTAGAACTATATTTGTTTAGAATAACTGTTTGTGGTTGAACAGATACAAAATGGCCAATTGAATACTTTGAATATGTACCATCAGTATTTACAGTTGATGATTGTGAATATCCATTGACAACATAGAAAACACCATCTGAAATTGAGGCAGCTGAAGATAATCCAACTGATGTGGTTCCGCTGGTAATACCTATTGTTGTAGCTGCAATGTTTGTTCCGTCTGTTGGAGTAAGGAACATGGCATCACTAAATTGAACACCAGAAAGATAAGTTACAATCAATGTAGGTGGATCACCCGCCAATATATCTGTACCTGTTCCTTCAGCTGTTGCAATAACTTTAGCTAAAATTGTACCTGTTGAATCTTGAATAATTTTGTTTAGAAAATCTTGTGCCGTAATTGGGGCACCATTATATTCAGTATTCAGTTTTAAATAGTAACAATTTAAATTTGTAGTTACTTTACCACCAGTTACAGGTGTATTTTGTGTAAAAATATTATCTGCAAATTTGGAAATTTGACTTTGTAATAGGGTTTGAGATTGTGTTAACTCTCTAGCTTGTACGGCATACCCTGGCTTAAAAAGAATTCTATGAAAATTCTTTGACGGATCGAAATCGTCATAGTATGGGTCAACGTTAAAATTCTCAGCCATTTTTATTTTACCTTAGTTAGCATTTGTATTCCATCTACACTTTTATATTTCCAAGAATAAACAGTTTTGTAATTTAACTTATTTATCTGACAATAATTCATTAAATCTTCAATTAATTCGGTTTGTTTAGTTGACTCATCGTATAAAGCCCATTTTTCCATTCTTTTCAATTTCATCTTCTGTTTAGTTTCAACGGAATGAGTTTTACCTAACATACCAACATTATTATCTTTTAAATATTCTTTACGAGCAACACTTTGCTTCTGTTTAGTTTCAACGGAATGAGTTTTACCTAACATTGAAACTTTTGCTGATTGTACAAACTTTTCATTTGCTTTGGTACCATACATTGGATGGTCTTTTCCTCTCAAAGCGTTCCTTTTTGTTCCAACACTAATATTATGACGTTGTTCTTCGGTTAAAGGTTCTCTTTTAATGCCAAGCATACCTTTTCTACCACCAACACAAGTATTATAACCATTTGGTGCTAAAGTATTATATTCTTGTATAA